CCAGGTTAAGGCTGTCTTTATGTTAAAGAAGTATGCACGGTTATCTACTCCATGGAGTATCAGGGCGGAAGATGAAGATGATCAGGATGCAGTAAAACAAGCTGAATTTATAGAGCATTGTTTTTCCGAGATGAAGGGGAATATAAATAATACCCTGCTTAAAATATGGAATGCCATGAGAGACGGTTATTCGGTGTCTGAAATAAATTATAAGATCCTTCCCGGGGGAGAATTTAAGGGGATGATCGGGATTGATAATATCAAAGTCCGAAAAGCTGTAAATTATATGTTTAAATGTGATGAGCATGGCAATATTGAAGAGGAAGGTCTGATTGAAACAGGGAATAAACATTTACCTGTTAATAAATTTATTCTTTTTGCCTATAACCCCAATGATGACGATGCAGACAGTTTATATGGTGAGTCTGATTTTAGGGCTGCCTATCGGTATTATTTCTCTAATGATATTGTACAAAGATTCTGGAATGTCTTTTTAGAGAAATTTGGCCAGCCCACCGTAATAGGTCGTTATGAAGCCGGTACTCCAAAGATTAAACAAGATGAGTATTTAGAAATATTGAAGAACATCCAGACTAATACCGCGATAGTTATGCCAAGGGGTTTAGAGGCTGAACTTTTAGAAGCTACTAGGAGAGGAGATGCAGGTTATAAGTCAGCTTTTGATAGTAATAATGCAATGATAGCCCGGGCCTTATTGGTGGGGACTCTCTTAATGGACACCGGGGAACAAGGCTCCTGGGCTTTATCTAAAACTCATTTTGATATCTTTATTTATATCCTTGATTATTTAGGTACAGAAACTGAAGATACCATAATCCGGGAACAGATCATAAAAAGATTAATAGATTTTAACTTCCCTCAACCCAAATATCCCTATTTTAAATTTGAATCCTTAATTAAAGATGATCAGAAGGCTAAAGCAGAAATTGCCAAAATGTTAGTTGATGCAGGGTTGATTAATCAAGAAGAGGAGTGGGTCAGGGAATTCTTAAAGATCCCGGCCAAAGAAGAGGGGATAATTTTACCAGAACCTAAACCAAAAGGTGGATTATTTATTAAAAATATAGAACCCGGGGCCCCGAGCAAGACCTTAAATTATCAAGCTAGATTATTAAGGCAGCCTAATCAGTACGAAAAGAAATGTAATTTTACCAGGATAGTCAAGAATTTAGATACCTTTGAAGTAAAAGCCAAAGAAGATCTTAGAGAGATCTTAACCTGGCAAAAGGAAGCCCTTGAAAAATCAATAACCAGGGCTAAGATCATGGAATCCCAGAATGCCCGGGAAGTGGAAAAATTACAATTATCTTATGTGGGTGAATTTAGGGATTGTATCAAGGGATGGCTACAGGAATTATTTAGATATGGTATGAGTGAAGTAGAAAGTGAATTAAAAATTAATAAATTTGTGGGGTTGCCCGCTGAAAAGGCAATGCAATATTTAAAAAATAAGGCCTTCTGGATTGCCGGAGTAACGAGAGAGGCCATATTAAAGGATGCCAAAGGAATATTATATACCGGAATGAAGAACGGTTCGACTACCCCAGAAATTATGTTTTTGTTGGATCAGTTTTTTAAGAAATTTATAGGTACTCCGGGAGTGGAAACCAGAGAAGGGAAATTATTGACCCCTCACCATTTAGAAAATATAGTCAGGACTAATTTTTCAGATGCCTATAATCAGGGTAGGCAAGATATGATGGAAGATCCTGATGTAAAAGATATCATGGCCGGGGAAGCGTTTTCTGCCATAATTGATGAACGGACCACTGATATATGCCTGGCTTTAGATGGTCAAGTATTTATATATGGTGATCCTGATATAGCCAGATATACTCCACCGTTACATTATGAATGCCGATCACAATTAATCCCAGTAACTATATATGAAAAATTTGAACCGATTAAACCAGAATTAAAAGCCAGGGTCTTACCAATGAAGGGTAAAGATTTTATAAATGTAGAATACTTTGAAAAATTAGAAGATTATGAATACCTTCTTCACCACATAGAAATTGATGATGAAGGAAAAGAGAAAATCCACCATTGTTTAGTTTATGATCATATTGCTAATATGTTTGAACAGGATCATTTGCTAACTAAGGATGGAAAGGTTTTTTTAGGTAATAAGGAGATTAAAGAGGGATTATTCCATGTGATAAAAGGGTTGGAAAGCACTCAAGAGGTTGTTTGGTCAGATGAGGAAGCCGAAGAGAATAAGATAAAACCTAAAGAAATGAGATCAGGGATGACTTTTAAAGAAAAATCCAAAGAGTGGTAATTATGATTATTTATCCTAAAAACTGGAAAGAAATAGGGCAACCAATAAAAATTGATGAGATAGAGGATACAATCCTACAAATATTATCCGAGATTGATTGTAATTGTCTATCTTTTTCAGGAGGATTGGATTCAAGTCTGATGCTTTATTTCATGCTTAAAATACATAAACAAGTGGAAACTTTTACAATGGGTATTTCAGAATTACATCCCGATGTTAAATATTCGAAATGGGTCACAGAAGAATGGGGAAATACCATTCATAGAATTTATATCCCTTCTAAAGAGGAAATGGAAAATACTAAAAAATCTTTTGAAGAATTTGAAGGGGATAATGCAGTTAGATTATTCTATAAGTTTTTGAGAGGATATACAGATAAAATAATAGCTTGTGATGGGATAGATGAGTTTATGTGTGGATACTATGAGCACCAGGATAAACCTTGCGAAGATACTTATTATGCTTATCTTAGACAATTGCAAAACAAAAATTTAATTCCCCTTGACAAAAATTCTAATCAAATAAAAATATATCTTCCCTATCTTGATAATAGGTTACTTCTGTTATTCTCTCAGATCCCAATTAGCGAAAAAGTTGATAAGGAATGTAGAAAAAAGTGGATGGTTGAAATAGCTAAAACCAAAATTCCCAATGAGATTATAACCAGACGGAAATATGGATTTTGCGATGTCTTAAAAATCAAATAGAAACGGAAGGAGATGAGTTATATGCCTTACAAGTATCCGGATAATATCCCGGAAGGGATAAAGGGCTTACCGGCCGAAGCCCAGAAAACCTGGATTGATATTTATAATAATGCCTATGAGCAGTATAAAGATAGGGCTGATAGAGAAGGTTTAGCCAACGCTACTGCCTGGGCTGGACTTAAAAAAGCAGGTTGGAAAAAAGACAAAGAGGGTAATTGGGTTAAAACCGAAGAGCAGGGGAATTTAAACGCTATGGAATTGGCAATATTGGAAAATTATTCCCAGACCTACGAGCTCAAAGATGTCGAGGTATTTGGTGTTGGGGAATGGAAGGGTAACAAAATAACTGGTAAGGATATTGACGATATCGTAAGTGGCACTAATGAAATAATCGATAAGTTAAAGCCCAAAGTAAAATTGGGCCATGACGAAAAACAGGTACTATTACAAAGAACCGGATATCCCGCTGGTGGCTGGATCACGAAATTGAAGAGATCCGGGGATAAAATTTTAGTGGACATAAAGGAAGTGCCTAAGGTCTTATATCAATTAATCAAAAATGGGGCGTATAAGAGGATATCTAGTGAGATTTTAGACAATTATAACGAGCCCAGCACCAAAAAATTATATAAAAAAGTCCTCTCGGCCATTGCTTTTTTGGGTGCTGATCTACCGGCAGTAACCAATTTAAAAGATATTGCTGCCTTATATGATTTTGATGAGAATGCTAAATTAATTATTTATGAGAAAGAAGGAGAAAAGAAAACGATCCAAAAGGTCGAAAAAACAAGAAAGGAGTATATTATGCCAAACGGAATTAAGATCACTGAATTAGAAGGAAAGAAATTTGTCGCGGTGGAAGATTTTGAGAAATTAGAAAAGGAAAAGGAAGTAGCAGATCAAGAGAAGGAAACAGCCAAAGGGTTCAAAGAAAAATTTGAAGCCGAAGAGAAAAAGTCTAAAGAAGCAGAAGAAAAGCTAAACAAAATCTCTAAGGAAAAAAGAGAAGCCGAAATTAAAACCTTTGTCGATGATCACTGCACCGAAAAAGACATGCGTTTTCTACCTAAGCAGAAAGAAGTTTTAATGGCTCTTGTAGAGTCCACTTCTGACGAAAAGAAAATTAAGTTTACGGTAGATAACAAAGAAGCTGAACTTTCACAGCGAGAATTACTGGTTAAATTTATCGAACTTCAACCGAACTTCTCTGACTCCATTTTTGCTGAATTAAGCAAGGGCGAAGAGGAAAAGGAAGAAGGCAAAGATAAATTAACCCCGGAAGAAAAGAAGGTCCAGAAGTATATGGATGAGCATAAAGAAGCTACCTATCGAGAAGCTGTCTTAGCCGTTCTGGATGCTACTGAAGAAAAAAAGAAAAAATAATTTAATAAAATTAACTAAAGAAAAGAGGTGTTAAATAATGTCTCAGGCTGCCGGTGTTTTAGATTTAACTTTTAAAGCTGGTGCAGCCTTAACTAATTCTCAATATCATTATGTAAAACTTGACGGGGCTGGTGGCGTTGTCGCTTGTGGTGTTGCTAAGGAGCTTTCTATTGGAATTTTACAGAATACTCCCGCTGATGGTAAAGCTGCCAGGGTAAGATTATTGGGTACGAGTAAATTAGTTATGGGCGGAGCATGCAGTGAAAATGCACTCTTAACTCCCGATGCTAATGGACACGGAATATTAGCAAATGCAAATAAAGATTTTGTCGGAGCAATAGCTCTGGAAATTTCCGGGGGCGTAGATGAAATAATAGAAGTTTTAATTACCAAATTGCATTTTATTGTTGCTGCTTAATAATAATTTTTAAAAGAATCGAGGTGAAATTAAATGCCAGAACTGGAAAATGTTCATAAAGATCAAATATTAACTAATATCTCGGTACAATACCGCAATGCCGATTATGTCGGAACTGAATTAATGCCGATTGTACCGGTTAAAAAGAAATCGGACATATATTATGTATATGATTCTAAAGCTGATCGGTTTAGGATTCCCTTAACTTTGAGGGCTCCCAAGACTGAATCAAGAACTGTGGATTGGAAAGTAACGGAAGATGGTTATAACTGCGATGAACATGCCTTAAATGATCTAATCGATGATATAGAAAGAGATAATGCAGATAAACCTCTAAATCTTGAAGTAGATACTGTAGAATTTTTAACTGATATCCTTCAATTAGGTTTGGAGATGAGGATTAAAGATATATTGGAAGCAAGTTTATCGGCCAATGCTCCAGGTATTAAATGGGATGTTTATACTGACGGTTCTAATCCTATAGGAGATATTGAAACCGGGAAGGATGCCATACATAAAGTAATTTTCAAAGAGCCGAATGTATTGCTATTAGGAAAGGCTGTTTACGATAAACTGAAACACCATCCCACTATTCTAGATCGTATTAAATACGTTCAAAAAGGCGTAGTTACTCCTGATCTTATGGCCAGTGTATTTGAAGTAGAAAAGGTGATAGTCGGTAAAGCTGGTTATAATACAGCCAAAGAAGGGAAGGCTGAATCTTTATCTTATCTCTGGGGCAAGAATGCCATATTGGCCTATGTAGAACCTAGACCTGGAATAAAGAAATTCTCTCTAGGTTATACCTTCCAATCTCAGATATTTCAAACCAGAAGGGCAAGGATAGAATTAAAGCATAGTGATTGGTTTGAAGTGGGTTCGATACAAGATGAAAAAATAGTTGCTGTGGCTTGTGGATATAGGATATCCCCGGCAATAACCTAATAAATAAAATTAGAGGGGGAGGATTATATTCTCTCCCTCTAATCATAAGGGAGACTTAAATGGCTTTTTGTGAAAGCACTGATGTTTTAACTAATTTGAATATGGCGGTGACCGACGTACCTGCTTTATTATTGACAAAGGCTATTGTTAAAGCCGATGCAGAAATAAGGGCAGCTTTTTCATCTGATTTATTGGCTGCCCTTGACGCTTTGGAGACTACCCCGGCTATTATAAAATCTTTGGCTGAAGATATTGCTTCTTATTTTGTGATGAGGGGCCTGTATTCAGGGAAATCACCGAGCATAAACGAGTGGATCGAGAAATATAAAGAAGCCAAAGAAACACTTGAAAAGATTGCCGAAGGTACTTTACAGATTGAAGGTATTACCGTAGACGTGGGAGCTATTCAGTCTACCACCAAAGATTATAAAAGGACCTTTGATGAGAGGGATGAGACTGACTGGAAAATTGATCCTAATAAATTAGAGGATTTGGCCGATGACTAACGGAGCATTGATCAGTTATGAGATAAAACATGATGAGAAGGTAAAGGCTCTATTAAAAAAGGCCGGGGATAAAGCTAAAGATCTTAGGATTCCTTTAAAGCGGTGCGGTATTTTAATGCTAAGTTCTATCGATAAAAATTTTAGGGCAGAAGGTAGGCCTACCAGGTGGGCTCCACTTAGCCCCATGACTTTAGCCATGCGGAGAAAAGAAGGAAAAGGAGCGAAGATCCTGCAGGATACCGGGATGGGGAAAGGCTCTATTGTTTATGAAGTCGTATCTGATCAGAAAGTTCAGATAGGAACCAGGCTTGATTATATGAGAAAACACCAGGAAGGGGCTACTATTAATATACCGGCCAGGGATATCTACCCGGTAAAAGCAAGGGCTTTACACTGGGTTGATCCGGGCACTGGGGAAGATGTCTTTGCAATGCATGTTCATCAAAAGGCAAGGACAGCTAAATTGCCCCAGCGTAAATTTTTACTCTTCCAGGAAGAAGATGAAACAAATATAGTTAAGATCTTTACCGAATATTTAGAGGAGATAACCAGATGAAATTAGAGGATATCTGGAATAAAGTTAAAACTATTTTAGAAGTGGACCCTGTTTTAAGCACTTATATTAAAATTGTCTATTCGGGGACCAGGGAGAATATTCCGGTTAATAACTTCCCCTGTATTATTCTGGAGCCTACCAATGCACCGGAAGAGGCAATAACCATGCCCCACAAAACGGAAATAAATTTTACTGTCACTATCTGGGCCTATGTAAAAATCTTTGATGTAGATAAACAGATAGTCGGAGATGCCACCACCAAAGGGGTGCTTGACGTTAATTTTGATATTAAAAAAGCCCTGGGTGCTCATATAGATCTGGATGGAGAATGTCTATATTTTAGCTTCCCGAATACCAGATTTGATTTTGACTCTTATCCC